GTATTACAATGACCCTAACGATTCCACGAATGAGAAGCTGGCGAGTAAATACTTTCAGTATTATGAAAAGCATCACATCAAGCAGATGAATGGTGCATACTATTACAAGGATAGAAAGCTTGCTGTATATGCGGCTATGGATTTCGCATTTAGTACAGCGAAGAGGGCTGACTACACAACTATTGCAGTAATTGGTTTAGATAGTGAGAACAACATATATGTCCTTGATTTAGTACGGTTCAAGACCAAACTAATTTCTGTTATGTTTGAGAAGCTGATGGATATGTATCGTAAGTGGGAGTTCAGAAAGGTAGCGGCAGAGGTGTCTGTGGCACAGACAGCTGTTGTATCTGAGTTTAAAGTGTATATGAGGAAGGAAGGTGTGTTCTTCTCAGTAATAGAGCAGCGCCCTACCAGAGCGGATGGCTCTAAAGAAGAGCGTATGGATGCAATCCTTATGCCTAGATATGAGAGTAACTCGGTGTGGCACTATAAAGGTGGGCACATACCAACCTTGGAAGATGAGTTATCCCAGTCAAAACCTGTACATGATGACTTAAAGGATGCACTATCAGCTGCTATGGGGATTGCAAAAGCCCCTATGTACAAGACGAGAAAACATAATGATTCTAATAACATCATACCTTTGACTAGGTTTGGGGGATATGCAGCATGAGTGCTTTAAGTGCGTTTCAACAATATATGCAGGATGGTACGTCAACAGACGACCACATGCTCGCAGTAGATGTAACTAATAAGTGGACAGCTTGGAAGTCAGCTAAGGCAGGCTTCGAGTCTGAGATAGCAGAGATTCGTAACTATGTATTTGCTACAGATACAAGGACTACCTCGAACGCTAAGCTGCCACATAAGAACAGCACAACATTACCTAAGCTTACTTCTATCCGTGATAACTTATACGCGAACTATTCAGCTGCTCTCTTCCCAAATTCTGAATGGTTATCTTGGGAGGCAGATGATGAGAGGAGTGCCCGTAAGGATATTCGAGTTGCCATTGAAGCAGTCATGCGTACCAAGCTTAGGCAGAGCGGCTTTGAAGACACGATGCTAGCCCTATTACTTGATTACATAGACACAGGAAACCCTATGGCACAAGTAATATGGGTAGATGAAAGGGGTATAAATGAAGATGGTACTCGTTCTTCTGATGGCTATGTTGGCTCTAAAGTAGTTCGTATTTCCCCGTATGATATTGTCTTTGATTCGACAGCAGACGACTTCAAGAGTGCAGGTAAGATTATCCGCAGGCGCACGACTATTCATCAACTTATCAAAGAGAATGCTACGCAAACCAGTGTAGACCTACGGTACGATGAGGATGTATTAGCTCAGATGAAGGAGCGGAGGGATACATTCAATAGTACGAGCAGCAACACATTACGAGATAGGAATAAAATATCTAGTGATATTGTTGATGGCTTTGGTGATGCAGGGGATTACCTAGGTTCAAATATCCATGTAGAGGTTCTTGAGTTTGAGGGGGACATACTTGACACCAAGACAGGTGAGATGCATGAGAATGTATTACTTACTATTGTAGATAGGTCACTTGTTCTCAGGAACACTAAAGTATCTTCTCTTAAATCAGTGGGGAGTAAGTACCATGTCGGCTGGCGCTTACGCCCAGACAGCTTATATGCACAAGGACCATTGAACAATCTAGTGGGTATGCAGTACCGTATTGACCATTTGGAGAATATGAAAGCAGATGCTTTCGATAAGATTTCAAACCCACAGAAGTTAATCAAAGGTAGCGTAGAGGACTTTATAGATGTACCCGGTGAAAATATCTACCTTGGTGATGATGGTGGTGTGTCTTACCTGCACCCAGACACAGCGGTTATGTCAGCCGACAACCAAATCGCCAGACTTGAGCAACTCATGGAGGACTATGCAGGCGCTCCAAAGGAAGCAATGGGAGTTCGGACACCGGGTGAAAAGACTGCGTATGAAGTCCAAAGCTTAGACACAAGAGCATCCCGTGTATTTCAGAATAAGATTAAACAATATGAGAGAGGCTTCGTCGAGCCAATTGTCAACGCTATGTATCAGCTGCTGCTTAAGTATCAGCCTGATGAAGTTGTTGTAGCAAAAGTTGTAAGTGCTGGCGGAGTACAGGAGTTTAAGTCCTTCCGTAGGGAAGATTTTAAGGGTGTTGGTAAACTTTATCCGAAGGGTGCGAGACACTTTGAAGCGCAAGCTAAACTTGTGCAGAACTTAACACAGTTCTTTAGCAGCCCATTGGGACAAAACAAACTTGTGTCTGCTCATTTCTCAGGTAAGGCACTGGCTAAGATACTTGATGAGGCTCTTGGACTTGAGCGCTATACACTCTTTAGTGAGAACGCAGCTATCACAGAAGCGATTGAACTTACTCGGTTGGAGCAAGCAGCGACGAGTAAGTTAGCACAAGAAGACGCAGCACAGACTGATGTTTCACCAGAGGAGATAGAGGGAGTATGAAGATAGTCTTAGGTGAGAAAGCTACTCTACAAAGTTCTATAACCAAGCATGTAACTAGTGAAGAGCTTGACAGTTTACGAAAAGAGTTTAGAACATCGAAAAGTTTATTATTAACTGTAATAAAAAAGGAAGTCGTGTGTATGCTGACCGCAGCCGTGACAAAAGATAGAAGTTCTACTGAATCCCTTTGGGAAGCACAGGCAGAACGTAAAATCTTACTTAAAGTATTGGGATTATTCCCAGAGGATTAAAGAATGACAGACTCTTTATTCACACAAGCAGCAGAAGCTGCAAAGGTTGCCGACACGCAGCCAGTTGCATCAGTAAGCGCAGAAGGAACTCAAGTAAGTTCACCAGACTTAAACGAGTTAGTAGGAGAAGGACGTAAGTATAAGACGGAAGCAGATGCCTTGGCATCAGTACCACATGCACAGACACACATTGCACAGCTTGAAGATGAGAATCGTAAATTAGCTGCTGCACTTGCGAGTGCTAATAAGGTAGACGCACTTATTGATAAGCTAGAAGAACAGGGCGCTACCGCCGTACCTACAGAGGTTGTACCTCCAGTAGTATCAGAAGTAGCTCCAGAGACTGCTAGCGGAGTCACTGAATCACAGATTGTAGAAACAGTAACTCGCCTTCGCGCAGAAGAAGTAAAAGCAGCTAACTACAAACTTGTAGAAGCTGCATTAATAAAGAAATACGGCACAGACGGGGTATCCAAACAGCTGATTCATATCGCTAATACAGTAGGTATGCAATTACCAGAGCTACAAGAGCTAGCAGAACGTGCGCCAGAAGCCTTCTTTAAGATTGCTGATGTACAAGTTACTACTAGCCAAGCGCCACAAGTGGCTGTTCCCAAGAACAGTCAGACAGCTCAAGCTGGAGGCGTAGCGGCTACTGGAGTGCAGGACTTTAAGTATTTTGAGTCTATCCGAAGGTCGGACTCGCAGCGTTATTGGTCTCCTGAGGTACAGAATGCTTTGCATGAGCGAGCTTCACAGCTCGGTGCAGCGTTCTTTACCCCGTAAGAATTGCCGTAATAGTAAATTAATACAGGAGTATTAGATGCCAACAGGTATGAATACATTAAACAGTGCCGCGTTAATTCGTGGACAAGTTTTCTCACAACAGCTTAAAGAGCAGTTGCAAGATGACTTAATTATGACCAAGTACGTAGAGTGGTTGCCAGACTTCCCAGACGGTGATGTGTTTACATTACCTTCTATCGGTTCTGATTTACCAGTTCGTACAGTTGTTGAAGACACCGACATTGTGTTCGATGCTATCGACACAGGCGAGTTCAATTTCTCAATCACTGAGTATTTGGCAAGTGCTACTTACGTCACGAAGAAGAATCTTCAAGATTCTTTCTATATGAACAAGGTGCAGAGTACATTCGTACCGTCACAACGTCGCTCCATTATGAAGCGTGTTGAGGGCGACATTATGAATCTGCAACGTCAGCAAATTGCTGGCAGTCCTAACTTGATTAACGGACAGCCGCATCGCATCATGGGTACAGGCGCAGGCGGTACACTATCACCTCGTGACTTTGCTCGTGCTAAGTTGTCTTTGAACAAAGCTAATGTTCCTTTGACTAACTTGGTAGCTATCGTAGATGGCTCACAAGGTTTTGTGTTAGAGACAGACGCTAACTTCATTAACTTCTCGAACAACCCACAATGGGAAGGTATCGTGGCAGACGGCCTTACCACAGGTATGCGTTTCTTGAAAAACATCTATGGCTTTGATGTTTATGAAAGTAACTATACAGATACAAATGTTATTGAGTCTATCGGTGGCGTAGCCGCTACTGCTGAAAACTCAGTAGCTATGTTCTTTAGTGCTGCATCTGGTATTATGCCATTTATGGGCGCTTGGAGACAGATGCCAGAAGTTGATTCTGGTTGGAACATGCATAAACAACGTGAAGAGCATATTACCACAGCTCGCTATGGTCTTAAACTCTCTCGTCCAGAAAACTTGGTTAGTGTTATCACTAACACAGCTGTATAAGGGGGCTATAAATGTCTACTGAATTAAACACAGATGGCTTAGCCATCAATTATGGTCAGATTCCATTGGGTGGCGGCGCACAAGTTGCCTCTCCTGAAATGGATGGTGTAGTTAAGGAAATTGTACTTGAACTAAGTGTAGATTCTTTGAATGCATCAGCCGCTGGTACTATTATGGGAGTACCACTAGCCGACTTGCCTGCGCGTAGCGACATTTTTGCTATCCCAGCAGGTAGTGTCATCAAAGATATTGTTGTTGATGTAGTAGCGCCGTTCGTCGGTGGTACATTCACAGCAAGTCTGACTGATTTGGCAGGTGCTACAGCGGCAGCTACCACATCAGCTGCATCAGGTGCAGCTACTGGTAAGTCTGTTGTTGCAACCTCACTGAATGTTGGTGTAGTTGCTCCGTTGTACTTAGACGCTAAACCATCTGCTCCAGTAACAGCAGGCAGTGCATTAGTCACTGTTCGCTTTATCTAAGGGTAAGAGGAAATAGGGGAGTGGTGCTTACGGGCACTGCTCCCTTCCTTCTTTCAGGTATATAAATATTATGAAAAGAACTTTACTAGACATGACTCAATCTATCCTTAGGGATATGGGCAGTGACCCAGCTGATACCATCACAGCAACTACCGAATCTGAAAGAGTCGCTAACATTATCCGTAATGCTTACTTTGATTTAATGTCAGAGAGAGAATGGCGACACCTATACAGGCTAGTATCCTTACAGTCTGTTGTAGACCCCGTGAATAACCCAACAACCTTAGCGATGCCTACAGGCAGCCGCAATATAGAATGGATTAAACACAACAAACAACAAGAGGCAGGTGATATACAGAGATACTCTGATGTTATTTACTTAACCCCAGAGGAGTTTCTTGACCGCACTAATATGCGAGACGAGACATCACCAAACGTAACAATGTACAATGACCCCATTAATAATACATCCTTGAAGTTGCGAACTGATGTCCCACCCGTCTGTTACACAACCTTCGATGAGATACATATTGTATTCGACTCATTCGTATCAAGTTTACATACATCAATACTACCAAGCGATACTTTATGCAAGGCATCTATGGACGTAGTATTTGACCTTACTGATAGTTCTATTGCTAGTATGCCGCAGCAGTTCTTCCCAGTCCTACTTAATATTGCTAAGGTAGAGGCATTCCAAGTCATCAAG